ATTTTTTGTAGCATCACTAATCGAGATTAACGCACCACCCACATCTGTTGTGAGTTTTGGCACTTGAACATTATTTGCATTAATTAATGCTATTAACTCTGCGACTTTTTTATTTGTATCATCAATTTCTTTTCGATAACCTTTTACTGCTTCAAGCGCCTTATCAAAATCTGAAATATAATTATCTAGGTTAATTTTCCCTTGTTTTACATCCACACTTAGTAAAACCTTAATATTTTGTGTAGTGAATCGTTCTTCTCCTTTTTCAAAGGCAAAATAAGCTACCCAGACATTTGTAGAAACAGCTGCTGCCGAAAACGTGTATTCAAACACACCATTTGAAGCATCTATAATTTTGCAATCATCACGGATGAAACTTCCTAAATTGTTCCCAGCTTCGTACTTAATCGCATATCCTGATAAATCATATGGATAACCACCATTTTTTAAAAGGATAGTTAACTTCAAACCATTTTTATCATTAATTCGTGATGTAATAACTTTCATGAAATTCGGATCTGCTATATCAATTGTTAGTGTTTGCGTCTTCACTTTATCACTCCCCTATTCTAGGACGTCTAGATGGCTTTCTGGTACGTTTCGGTCTGTTTCTATGTCTAATATTTCCTTTAGGTTGTATTGGCTCTAATTCTTTGATTCTAGCATCTGCTTTTGTTACGTATTCTTGAAACCCTTTTGCAAATTTTGAAAGCATACCGTATAATCCTACACCTGTTTCTTCATCCTCATTCGGAATAACTAAACCATAATGTGTTGGAATTGCATCAGTGGTAATTGGTGGTTCTCCTTCTTTTCGATCCATACGCATTTCATAAAGTTTGGCTACATCTGTTTTAAGGTTATATTGTTTTATATCCCAATTCATTACTTCATCTAATGCACTAAATTGTATATCTCGAATATTAGTCTTGTATTTTTTCTTTGATGATACTTTAAAATCAGCAGCTAAAATTCCACCATAAAATGAACCAGTACCAGACATAACTTGAAGATATCCATTTGCAGAATTAGAATTTCGTAGCAAAGAATACTGAAGCACTAAGTCTGTATCACCGCTAGAAGAAGTTTTTACCGAAAAGATTCTCTTTCCGTTTTGATGAAACAGGAATCCTTTTCCTGCTGTAAAATGCATATTCTCTTCAGTCGCTTCAAGCATGAGATTCTTTTTACTTTTCGCTGCGAAATCTGTTGCAGCAGTTAAATTCATGTATGAGTATAATGCATCTATATTTAAAGACTCTTCTGCCTTTATACTCATCTTTCCATTTTGGTCGAAGATAATACTTGCTGGAAAGTACAAATCTGTTTTACTTCCGCTTTCATATCCTCTAGTGATACCAATGCCGCCAATTTTGGGATACCTGTCAGAAAGTTGATATACTGCTACCGCTCCCTGTGAAGCAGTTACATCATTATCTCCACCTAAAAAGAGAGTAGGCTGCATTTCTTTTCTCGAGTTTGTATAATATCCTAAAAACATACGGGTAATGTCTGACTCAAACAAACGTATAAATTGTTTTGATATACTTACGTAATTTTTTGTATCAGACGTTCTTAAAGTAGCACCGTTTATTTCTCCACCTTTTATTAAATTCCCATTCATTGTTCCAGCAGTAATAAAATCAGCAACAATACGTCCATCCATTGTCATCGCAAGTCCATACGGGCCATTGATTCCAGTATTTGAATACCCTAAACCATTAATATTCCATTGCCAAACCTTCGAAGCAGTCATTTCATCTTTTGTATCCATAATCAAAATTCTATCTGGATGTATGCGAACATGACCACCAAAACCGCTATTAATTAAATTGGTTGCATGCTCTTTTGCTGCATCTAAAATATCGTATGGCATGTTTGATAGATCATTTTGCATTTGATCTACTTTACTAGCTATATCAGTAAACGATGCTTTATAATTACCTAGAGTAATATTTTTATATTCTTTTTTAATCGGATCATATTTGTAGGATACAAGTTTAGCTTTTATATCAATGCCATCCTCAGGATGTTTAACAGTAACTGTATCCCCCATCCACACACGTTGTAATACTGCATAATCTTTATATTCCTCAGTTTGTGATAACTCTTGAAATTCCACCTTATATGTCGCCTTTGGTTGGTCTACATGCTGTATATCGAACATCTCTTTAGATGCCTGACGTAAAAGTTTATATGCTTCTTCCAATGGTACAGCATCATCATCCTTCGCATTCTCACCAACTGCCGCTTTAATATGAGAAAACTCAATAACAGCTATCTTAGGATGTGGATATTTATTAATAAGAGGGCTGTCCACATATTTCTCTGGTAAAAGTAACCCATCAAAACCCTTAGGCATAATACGAGTAACAGGACTTTTCCAATCAACATTTCCTTCATATCCAAGTAAATCTTTTTTATGACGAATAATAACGCCACGATCCATTCCACGATTCTTTAACATTTTTACATCGAAATTATCTCGTTTTAATTCACCGCCCCAACGATTGATAAAAGCATTGTCTTGACTATTATCTAAAATCGCTTCTACTGGATTTTTCCTTACAATACGTGCGCTTGCAATGCTTGGTATATCTGAATAAAAAGTAAAAGGATGCTTGTATTGGCATCCTACTGATAGACGGTTCATTGCTCCATTTCCATTTGTAGTCTGTATAAATATATCTTCAATTAAGTTCTCGGTTAAATCATAAAAAATATGATAGCATTGTGCTGTTATTTTCCCCATGCTGACAGTTGGTGTAGCAATCCTAAATAATTGGTTACCGTCAGGTGTAGGTGCTTTAACCACACACATTCCCTCTATTTCTAATCCATGAGGAGAAAAAAGTGGATACGAGAATGTGAATGAATATAAGCCATTGAGTATCTCTTCAATTTCAGCTTCATAGATATTTTCATTTAGTACACCAAGTCCATTATGTGTAAAATCTGTCTCATTTGGTTTATAAAGTGTAATCATATATATCTCCACCTAGGTCTAATTGCTATAGATTCAACTGTCCCTGACCACCCAATCTTATTACTTCCAACTTGGAATTTTGGAAATTCCCCAATCATTTTGTGATTGAATGGCACCGTTCCTACATAAGCTTCTAAAATTTCGGAATCAATCACTACAGGACTAGTAATATCTTTAATCTGAAATGTGCTATCATTGATAGTTATATTTATAGTTCCTTTTGCAACAATCCACATCCTTGGCTCTGATTCTTCTGTACCAGGATTAAATATTAATCCTGGTACAGAAATTGTAAAACTTTCTTCCTCTGCATATTCAAAGGGATCCAGTGTGAAATTAACTTCAAATTCTCCATACTCTTCAATTTCATTTGCAATATCACCTATTTCTACATTCTTTATTTTTCGATAAACAACATCATCAGTGAAATACAGTATTTTCGCATTTAAAAGCCATGGTTTTGCACGACGAATTAATGGTTTTATATTTTCCTTTTCCAGCACGTTAAACTTCAATGTAAAAGGGACGTCTTCATACGCCCCTTTCTTCGTGAGTGCACCGTGTCTTCCTGGCACTTCTATATACTCTATTTTTCGTTTTGCAGTCGGAATAACGGGACGATCTACCATATAAATTCCATAACTACTTGCCAATTCATTATCGATTACCATGTCAAGCAAATGAATTCCTCCCAATCCCAACATTCAAATTACGTCCACGTTGTGCCATTATGTTATCAACTTGTTCTGTTATAAGTTTTATGTCATTATCATTTCTCACAGTATTGTAAATATTAACCTCAGTTGGACGATTTGACATAGTTGCAGCAATCCCTTCTCCAATTTCACCTAAGGTTTTCTTATTCAGTGGAAGAACTGCTTCTCGTCCTGCTTCACCAGCACCTTGCAAACGTCCATTATTCATGCCGAAAATAGTTGGTCTAGTAAAAATACCACCTTTAGCACGCCAATCCACATTGATTCCTGACGGATAAGTAATTTCTTTACCTAAAATAGACTTTGTACTAGTTTGTAAGCTGAAATGAGGTAATTTAGGCATTTGTGGTGTTGGGATTTTTAATTTTAAATCGCTGAAAAATCCCTTGATTTTATCAATCCAACCTTTCACTGTTTCTACGGCTGACTTTATCGGATCAACTATATAACTTTTAGCAGCATCGAATTTTTCTTTGGCTGCATTTTTCACTGAATCAAACTTATCCCTAGCAGTATTGTACAAATCTGAAACTCTATCTCTTACACTGTTATACGCTGAAACAATTGGATCAATAATATATTGCTTCACTAAATTCCAGGCTGAAAGTGTATAGGATTTAATAGTTTCCCATTTTCCCAGTATCCAATTTGCCAAATCACCAAGTTTTTCTTTCACCCAGCTCCATGCTTGTGAAACCGGGTCAATAATATATTGTTTAAATAAAGACCAAGCTGCTAGCGTATACGATTTTATATCTTCCCATTTTTGAAGTATCCAATTACCTAAATCACCTAATTTTTCCTTACACCAGTTATAGGCAGCTGTTATTGGATCAATAATGTATTTACTTATAGCAGCCCAAGCAATTTGTGTAGCAGCTGAAATAAGTAGCCATCCTGCTTCAAGAGTGGTTTTTATTAACGAAATAATGGGATCTAAAACGGTAAGAATCGTATTCCAAGTATCTTGCCAGGCTTGCGTCAATGTTCCCCATAATTGCGATGCTGTTTCGACAAGAGAAGACCACCAAGAAGATGCTGTTTCGACAATTCCAGACCATAAATCACTAAAAAATTGAGAAACTGGATCAAAAAATTCATGTACCATTTCCATAAATGACGACCAGGCTTCTGAAAAATAATTAACTGTGGAAGACCACCCATCGCTACAAACCTGGACTAATCCAGACCACAATTCACCAAACCAAGATGAAAATTGTGACCATTTTTCAGAAAGCCAATCGGTTATTGCACCCCAATTTTGTATCACCGCTATAACGCCAGCTATTACAGCCGCAACTCCAGTAATGACAAGCATAACTGTTCCTATGGTTGTACCAAGTGCCATGCATGATACGACTACAGCAGCAATAATAGGTGCTAAAGTTCCAACTGCAGCAATTAATCCCAGCAAAATAAATGTGAAATTCTGCACTGGTTCCGGTAATTTTGAAAACCAATCCATTACTGATTTAATCCCTTCAACTAATGGTGGTAAAACAGTTTTAGCTAATTCAGCGAGTTGCTTTCCAAGTGGTTCAAACGCTGCTTGTGTTTCTCTTAACGCTTTTTGAAACTGTTGACCAAGTGATTCTTCTTGAAGTTTTTTCATTTCTTCCATTTTACCTTTGGTTTTCCCTAATCCACCGTTTAGCTCATTGAGACCTAATACAGCTTTAATTCCCATATCTTCGAATTTTGTTCCAAATAATGCAACGCCGATTTGGGTTGCATCAACTTGGTTTTCCATTCCACGCAAATCACCTAAAACAGCTTTGAACACGTCCGCCGCTGTCGCTTTTCCGTTTTTGAAATTATCCCAAATTCCCTGTGTGGACGTTGATAATTGACCGAATGCTTCACTGACACCTTTTGAATCTTCTTGTACAGTAATACCGAACTCTTTTACAAGATCATTGATGTAATCCAAGTTATATGATCCATCACGAGTACCATTTGCTAGAATATTAAACATTTCTTCAGCGGTAAAACCCGCTTGTTTAAACAACGGTGCGTATTCTGAAAGGTTATCAAACAATTCATCTGAATAGTTAAGACCTTCTTGAGCACCTGCAGCAAGTAAATCAAATGTTTCTTGTGTTGATAAACCGAATTGACTCATTAATTGCCCAGCGCCACGAGTCGCTTCATTCAAGTCCACATCGTAGACCTTAGCTAGTGTTAAAACATCCTCTGATGCCGTTTGCAGTTCTTCGTTTGGAACATCTCTCATATTTTGAAAGACTTTAATAAGTGCCTGGTCAACCTCTTCAAGATTTTCACCAAATCCCTTTTTCCATGTATCCACAGCTATCTTTTGAAGGTTTTCTGCACCTTTAGATGTTAATCCTAAAGAAGACTGGATTTTCCTTTGAGAACTATCAAAATCTATTGCTATACCTACAGCACCTTTACCAAGTTCAATCAATTTTTCTGACATTCCTTGCAATACTTCAGTAGCTTCCATAAGATTGTTTAGGTCTAGTTTCTTGCCAAGTTCAGCCATACCATCTGCAGCTTGATCTCCACTTTGTCCAACATCTTGAAGTGAACTTTCAAATTGCTTCAATGTAGTTTTAGCTTGATTTAACTTCGCTTCAAGCTGTTGAACTTCTACAGAATTTTCACCATATACACGTTTAGCTGCAGTTAATTGACGTTCTAAGTTATCAACTACCCTATTGGTCAATTCCATTTGCTGACCTAATTGTCTTTGAGCTAATTCTAATTTATCTGCCGCACTAGCATTTGAGCCTAATTCCGCTTGTTGTAATTTAAAAGAACTTGTTAAATTCTTTTGTTCAGCTTCAAGTCTCTTTGTGTTCTCTTGTAACTTATCCATATCTTCTCGTGCTTCCCTAGCCTCAATACCCTGCTGTGAAAGACCTTCTGTAACTCTTTTCATTGCATTACCTAAAGAAGTTTCAGCACGTTCTGCATCAAGTAGCTTTCCGTACATTTTATTAAGCTGTTCAGCTGTAGTATTGGTATTCCTGGACATCGCTTCATATTCAGCACGCAACATTGCTGTTCTCTTTTTTGCTGCTTCCATTTGAATCTCAAGTTTTTTCTTTTCCGCCCGAAGTTTATCTGTCATAGTAGCATCTTGACCCATTGCCGTAATATGATTTTTATATTCTTTTGCTGCATTGTTCATAACCATATTGATTTGTTTTAGCGTGTTAGCATATTGGACTTGCCCATCCATCTTAAAATTAAGAACAACGTTTCTTTCTTTATTTCCTCCTGGCATTTTCTCACCTCACTTATCTAAATGGAGTCTGATCTAATGTGTAGATTTGTTTTGGCTTCACTTCATTTAGTGCATCAGGATTTGTGTATCGAAGATGCATGATGAATTGCTTCAGAAAATGATTAGGGGTGATTTTCCAAAAGTCGTCCATACTTAAACCAAGCAGCGTATTACCAACATAAAAGTAAAAATCCCAATCCAATTCGGACTGAGATTCTTCATTTTTAGTCAGTATGTTTTTTACTTTTTTTCTTGCTTCAACTTCTCCATATCAGAATGTTGGAAGTTTTGACCGTTAAAAATTTCAAATACAACTTGGAAAATACCAGGTACATCATAAAGTGGTATAGCGTTTTTAATTTCAGTTGGAGTACAATCTGTTCCACCACTTCGCACCATTGCATAAATTAAAGAACGCATCAACTTAGCTTCATGTTCTCCTAAACTGAATTCTCCTTTTGCCACCATTTCATTCATTTCTTTTTCGAACTCATGATATGGTTTCCCATAAGATTCTTCCACATAAGGGAATGATTCAAATGTAAAAATAACCGGGATTTCAACACCCTGTATTTTAATTTTACTAAGATTGATTTCAACATTAACTAAATCACTTAAACGTGCCATAATATCACTCCTTATTGTCCTGTAGTTCCACCAAGCGTTGCTAATTGAGATTCATCACAAATAACTTGCTTCAAGAAATCTTCCGTCTTGATACCTGTTGCAGTAGCATCACCTGTATCTAATTCAGCCATTGTCACATCATTGTACAGTAGCGGATCAGCTGTAATTTTATATGCAATATCATCCACGGTCATTTCTTCATTTTGTGTTTTCCAAGATTCTTCAATAGGAGCAACCGTACACTTTGGATACCAACGTAAAACCTTAGTTCCATCGTTTAATGGAAAGACAACACCAGTTGCGAATTTAGGAAATTCTTTTGCTTTTGCAGTCTCAAAAGAAACACCTTTTTTACGTGTTTTAGCAAACATTTTATCTTTTACTTCACGGTTTAAACCAGCTAGATTAAATGCTAACTCAAACGCTGTGTTTTTTTGGATATTAATAATTTTTTTATTTGACGCCCATTTAACAAAGTTTGAAGACGTAGTAGAAATTGTTAAATCAGAAATATTTGTTTGTCCATAAACAGTATCCTCATAAGTTGGTAATGTACTTGTTGTTTCATCACCTTTCATCATACAGATAAATAAGTCTTCAATACCGACAGTATATTGAATTTCTTTATTTTCAATTGTCATTTATATCATCCTCACATTCTATCAATTATTCTTTGGGCCAGTATGTCTGCTATCTTGTCGCCTTCTGCATCAAACGTGTTTTGAGCAAAATGCAAACCTTTCACACGACCTTTGCCATTTGCTTTTTTATGACCATGTTCAGCTAAGTACCAATACCAAGCTTTATCCTCAAATTCCACAGAAACATGATCACCCTTCACAACAACTTTCAAACTATTTTTCAAATGTGTTCGTTTATTTTTATTTGAAAGTTTAATACGCTTTTTTAATTCAGCTGCAAAATATTTAGCCGCTTCTTCTAATACGTCCATACCTACTTGTTTATTCACTCGCAACAATGTATTTATATCTTCCAAAGCATCAGCGAATCCATTATGATTACTAGCCATTGATACACCTCACATACGTTATAAACTGTGTGATAGTGTCGTCATTTTCGTCATAAGGCATTCCTTCGAACTGAGCATAAGAAACCTCAGCTTCATTAAAAGCAGCCTTTAATAGCTCGTAATCTTCCTCAGTACCATTTGTAATAACTGCAATTTGATATAAAGGCATTGACTTCAAAACCTTATTAGAAGCCCTCTTATGCTGTTCATTCACAAATTCATACACAATATAAGGATATTTTGCCGTAGTTGGAGCATTATCACGATAAACCGGAATACCAGATTGCTTCATAATCGTTCGTAACTGCTGAAAATTAATTTGCATAGGATAAATTCAACTCCATAATCCTTTCATTTTCACGGACATAAACTCTATCAATGTTGTAAATCGTATCTTTAATTTTGATACGATAATCTTTTTGATTTTCTTCAATAGCTCGATCTAAACGAACTTCAATTTTCTTCATAATTTCATTTCCATCCTGGCGACTGAAATGTTTATCAGTTACCGTTACACCAATGTTGTTATAAAGGATATTTCTTTCAAATGGATATCCCATCACGACACGATCTGTTTCTGGATCAATTGTTTCACCAAGCTTTAATAAATGAGCCAACCATTTTAATTTATTCGTTTGTCTCTTCGGCATCATAAACCTCCTGAATAAAGTAAGGTGTCAATGCATCAAGTGCCTGTTCTAATTCTTTTTCTGCCACACGATATTCATAAAAAATACCTGCACACATAATGACCAGGTATTCAACTTCTTTTCCACATGCTTTTTTTACATATCGTTGACCTTGTTCGATATAAAAAGAGAGCATGGAATCATCCATACCCTCTTCCCAATGAATATGCGATTTTAATTTATTAATTAAATCGTCCATATTAAGCACCTGGCTTAGTTTCACCGACTTCATAGCGATAAACAGCTGGTTCAAATGGAGAATAAACTAATTGACCATCTAATAAATTATAGATTTGGAATCCAACTTTATTTGTGCCTGCAAATTTTTCAATCAACTTTTGTAATTCCATTGCACCAATAACATCTTGAATGTGGAATGCTGAAAAATCACCAAAATAGAATACTGGTTTAGTTGGATCAGTTCCATTTGCCGCATCTGTAAAATCCAAATTATGACCAAGTAACTTGTAACCAACACCATCTTTTGCTTCATGTAACAATGGTCGTCCTGTTGTATCAGTCATACCTTCTAAAACAGTTAATGCTGCACGGTTCACAATCCACATTGATTTTTTTAGAACTTCTGTAACTGGTTGCCCTTTCAATTTCACTAATTGTTGGTATAGCTTTTGAGAATACCCAACAGCATTAATATCGATTACTTCTGATTCATAATATTTCACAGATTTTTTCGCTAATGCACCAGGGTTTTCATTATTTTTATCATTACCGTTAAACATATAGTTGATTTCTTTACGTACATACGCTTTTTTCAGCTCTTCAATAACGATATCTTCCACATTGACACCAGACATCTTCATTAATTTTTTCGTAACAGTTGCCAGTGCGTCAAACTCAGCTGGATCAAGTAAGATTTCATCAAATTCAATATCAGTTTCAGGAATTTCATTTCCAGCTGCACGTTCTTTCTTATTTACATTAGCATCAGCCTTTTTAACTAGAACAGGATATTTAACATTACCATTTGTTTTATGACGTGATCCATATTTACGTAGTAAGTTTTCTTCTTGAGCATAAGTAATAATTTCACTTGCAATTACTTCTGGAATTGTTACTGATCCATTACCAGCTTCAATACCTAACGAGCGAGCCTCAGCTTCACTAATTCGACCAACTACAAAATTAGCAAATGCTGAACGAATTTCTTTTTCTTTATTTTTAGTGGATCTATGACCACGAGTAGAAAGACCAGTTGCAATAGCTGTCATCGCTGCATTTCGTTGTTCTGGATTTACATTTGAACGACTTTCACCGGGACCACCGTCGGCACCTTCTGTCCCTTCACTGCCTTCACCATTAGAACCTTCGTCACCCTCATTAGATCCTTCTCCGTCTCCTTCATCACCAGAACCATCTTCTTCAAGATTTGCTAACTCATCAGCAACATCCTGTAATTCTTTATTAATTTCTTCAATTTGTTTTTGAATAGCTGCTAAGTCTTCAGCACGTAATTCAGGATTTTCAATCTGTGTGCGTAGCTCCGTTAATTTTTCTTTATTTCGTTTTTGTAGAGCTAATAATAATTGTTTATTCATTTACTTTTCCCCCAAAATTTGATTTATTTGTTTAATCATTTTCATTCGTTGTTCTACTTCTTTACCAATCTCTTTGCCACGGACTAATGATGCTTCAGTATCGTCATAAGCTGGTATAGAAACAACTGATATTTCATAAAGTTCCACTTCTTTAATGGTCCTTAATGCTGGTTCAACGTTGTAATCCCAATTTTCTTCTGTTATCCAAAATCCAAATGAGCATTGGTTAATGTCGCCCCTGGACATGCTTTCTGCTAAATCTCGACCAACAGATGTATTAGGTAATTCAATTTCGAATTTTAACCCTCTTTCATCCTCTTCTAGTCGTAATGTACCGCTTTTGGTTCTACCAAGAACATTGTCCCAATTGTGATTAAACAATGCTCTAATATCTCCATTCTCAGAAAGAGAACGAGCAAATGCCCCTGGTTCAATAACTTCATCAAACCAACCACCAATAGTTGTTTTTGAATTAAATACAGCTGCATAACCGGTTATCATAGGAGGTTTTTCTTCTGTAGCATCTCTGGTATTTAATTTGGTGATGTCAAATGTCCGTGTTTCCTTTGTCTTTGCCATTTCCATCACCTCCCTTCAATGAATCATCTGTAGCATTCTTCTGACCAATTTCAGTCAAGTCATTTGAAATATAAATAGCTTGTGATTCTGGTGTATTTTGTTTATCAAATCCAAGCATTTCAGCAACATTATCTGGTGAAGTAATACCAGTACGAACAATGTTGTAACCAATATTTGTTTTTGTACTGTAAGTAACAAAATCAAGAATATTAATTTTGAATTTTATTCTCCTATCGGAATTTTTTCCGAAAAAAAGAAGACTCAAATGGTCTTCAAAGTTTTTCATTATTGGTCTAACAGCTTTGTTATGCAAATACATCATTGCTTTCTCAAGATCTTCTTTAATTAAAGCTGTGTATGTATCCACATTTATGCCCAAGAACTTACCCAAATCCTTTTTATATACATTTAGATATGCTAAGGTCTTTTCGTCCTCTATTGGACTTTTAAGCGTTTCTATTGAATAGCCTTTTCCCAGAGGAATCATTTTTACAGATCTTGATTCATCAATTGCTTCTAACTGATCTAAAATAGCTTTAATTAGTTTAGACTGTGCGGCATTCTGTGGATTAATATGAGCATCTAATTGCAACATAAATGCCAGTAATCCACCCTTTTTATACTTATCAGTAAGTACTTTTTCAGCACTCATAACACCTTCCAGTGTATCTTTTCCTAATTCAAGAATACCCTTACCTTTTAGATGATCTGCACCAATATTTTTCACATGACGAATCATAAATGACGGTATCTCTTCACCACCAACTTTAAAATGCTCTATTAACCTATCATCCAATTCCGTATAAACATTAGATGATAGATGCAATTGATCTCCATCCAAAACCGGAAAGACTTCACCTTGGAGCAAGTAGGTATTTGTCATTAATTTAACGAATTCAGATTGTGTTAGATAGTTATTTGGATTTTTCAAAACCTTAAGAGCTGAATCATTTTTAATTTCTTTACCCTCTTTATCTTCCAAAACTATTTCTGCCAACATCATTTGATTACTGATATCTTGCATCAACTCGTATACATCAGAGGATTCCAAAATATTGTCACCACTTACATATTTACCACCATAACGAATCGTATTATTGAAAATATCTTCAAACCAACCACGTTTCTCCATTTGTCGGTACACAAAATTAGAAAACCGATCTCGTAAACCCATCTTTTCACCTTCTTTCTATCTATAAATTTCACTAATTAAATCATCCATACCTTCACCATCTATATCATCCATTTGCATCATGGTTTCTTTATGAGCAACTAAAAAAGCAACAAATCCATCAATCTTCTTTTTGGACTGTCGCTTACTCGGTGCCTTCATTCCGTTAATATTTGTAACTACCACAACATTTAGAGCACAATACACAAACAATGGATTATCAGTCATTAAACGTTGTTCATAAATTAATATCTCTGAATCATCAATCATCGCATTCATAACATTTGGGAACTGATTTACAGCAATACATTCAAGACCAAGGTTCTCCAGTTTTTCAATTAACTTTTGTGACATCGCTGGATCATAGTTTATTTGTTGCACATCATATAAATTCATGCATTCCACAATGTATTCCATAACCTGGTCTTGATTTATCATCTTGCCATCACAAAATGTAACAAAACCTCGCTCAACCATATCGGTATATGGAACATTATCTTCTTTTTCACGATGTTCAATATCTTCATTAGGAACGAAATACATTTGCTTAACCTTTAATATTGAGTGACCTTCTTCATCATGAGTAGGGAAATTCAAACTAACACATGTTAAATCGGTTGTTTTCGATAAGTCTAATCCAAGGTAACAAGTTTCACCTGTTAAATCGCCTAAATCATCCACAAGAACATGTTCAACTTGTCCTTGTTCAAAGAAATTTTCGGCTCCATTTACGAATACATTCAAATGTTTAGAAAGAAATTCCGCTTTCTTGTGTGCTGAACGTGATGCTGAGATGAATTCTGTTTCAAGTGCACTCATCGTTACAGACACACCAATATTCGGGTTAACCATCTCCCAAACATTTCTGTCTGTCCAATCATAATTCTTATTTGGTTCATAAATCATGACAAAACTTGAATCATTATCATCACGTTTCAATACTTCTTTTGCTTCACGATATACTCGCATACCAACACTTGATGAGCCTTTACCAGCTGTACTGATATTAAACATAATCGGCTCAGCACGAGAAACTTGTGCTGATTTAAAGTTATCGTACTGATCCATATTTTCTTGAGCATGAAGCTCATCATTTAGAATGAAGTGTGGATTGGAACCTTCAATGGATTGAATGTTTTTACTCATTACAATGAATTGGTTCTGATAAGCTAAATCATCACGAATATAATCATATGTCACACTGGAAATTGTACCTTTGGGCCCTTTATAAATGTGTGAGCACTCCATTAATACATCATGGTTCATAATTGTTGCTGCAAATGGTTTCGCTGCATATTGCGCCTGGTTAAAGTCACTTGCACAACAATAACAATCGGCACTGAGTACCCCTTCACCGTACATCGCATAACCTAGGGCACCAACACCGATTAAAGTTTTACCGTTTTTCTTTGGAACTTGTACATATGTTTCACGAATTACACGAACAATCTTCCCTTTTTCATTCTTATGAAGCCAACCATAAACATTTGAATAGAGAAACTTCTCCCAATCTTCCAGGATAAAAGGTTGTCCAGCTAGATCACCTTTAGTATGACGGACAAACGTTTCAACCCAATCCATCATTTCATTTGCTCGATCCACATCGAACCAAATATCTTTACGCTTTTTCCATTTATAATAACGCTCTACCATTGCTTTGATAGTATCGGGATATTTTTTGGGATTCTTTCTTACTTTCTTCGCATAAATATCTGCATAATTAACGCCACGTTCAATCATTTTGCACCACGCCATTTTGCACGATGTTTATCTAATTCACTAACCTTTGCTGTAGGTTTTTCCACCTCTTCATTTTTTCCAACAGTAGAACCACCAGTGACATATTTACCTGGTTTAGCCTTATTAGTAAGTCCCAATAAGTCCAATGCCTTTGTTTTTTTATCAGCCCAAGTTTCTACTTGCTGCGCCAATGGATGTTTTGAATTATTTGTGGCTCCTGCTTTATTGGTGTGACGCTGAGTAGGCGGAAATCCTTTCTCTTTCCATTCAATAAACATCGTCATATAAACTTCGAAAATATCTAAATACGATTCAATTAATGGATCTAAAGTAAGGGTGTAAATATCCGCATCCCTCATAATCTTTAAAATACGATTTTTTTCAGCTTCGACTTTTTGATCAATGACCATTTGTCGCTCTTTTTTTGTAGCCAACATTTACACCCCCCTTTATTTTTTAAAAATCTTGTCTAACGATAGAAATGCCCCCTACGCTACCTATCCTTCCCAGAGGGGAAATTTTATTTTTTGACAGGGGGGATTTCAAAATAACTTGGAAAAACCTTTTTCGGTTTATCTTCATTTTCTTCTTTGATATGACATTTTGGACAAAGTAGCATTAAATTATTTAATTCTAATTTAAGTGTTTCATCTTGTTTAATTGGTATGATGTGATGAACATGAGCACTCCGACCAAAGACGAACCTTCCACATCGTTGACAACATCCTTTCTCTCGTTCATATACCTTTGACCTGACATACTTCCATTCGTCTGATCTATAGAAAGGTTTGTTCTCATGATGATAGATGTTCTTCTTATCTTTCTTCTTTCTTGGTTTGTTACGCTTATGTTCTTCACAGTAACGTCCCTTACTTATCTTGTTATGGCATCCGTTAAAGTCACAGTACTTCATGATAATAATGCAATGATGTCATCTTTCTTTGTAACATCTTTAGGAATCTCAATGCCTAACTCAGTAGCATGAGCACGTAACTCTTTCACAGTCATATCATCTAAAGATGGTTCTTTGACTTTAACATCAATCACTTTGTCACTAGCAAACTTAACAACCATGCTCTTAGGATTTTCAGTTACCTCGAATCCTGGTTCTTCACCAATCGGAACAAATAGACTTCTCTTTTCTTTTGTATCCCAATACTCAGTACCAGATACAGTCTTTCGGATTTCTACTATCATTCAGATTCACCCTTTCATTTATTAATCTAATTCTTTAACTTCCTTTGCTTTTATGAATTGAATCATAATCACTAAGCAAAGGATGAACCCACCGAAGAAGCTCAGACAATAATACATTTCATTACCTCCTACGTAATTTTTATATAATAAAAAGCACCCTAAAAGGTGCTTTTACTTTTTAATAGATTTTCGTAACACTTCATTTGAATACCTAAGCTCCTTTAACTGAACCGTAAAAAATTGAGAGTGTGCTTCATATACCTTTTCAATCTGTTTAATTCTAGTCGCTTGTTCTTTGATATCATCTTGAATTTCTTGAATTTCTTTAATAACTTGAATATCGTGAATACCTTTATCATTCACGTTTTTTTTAATTTTATCTAGTCTATCTTGCCTTTCAAAAACAACATTTTGAGCCTCAATTAAGGTATTTTCATATCTATTTAAGATATCTTCAATCCCTTGTATTTGCATTAACAATGTATCATCTGCCGTTAACACTTTTTTATATTCTTCCCTACTCTCAAATCCTCCCCAAACAATTCTATTACATAAATTATAATATATATAGTTAAAGGTAAATACAAATCTGTCTTTAGCAGATGTATCATTCTTTATAGGGTTTAAATCTAAGTGTGGTAACTCACCAGTTTCCTTATTTGGAAATGGTATTGATTTTGGTACATAACAGTTCTTAGGAATTTCAAAGTTTTTACACACATTAACAATAGCATTGTTTTCAAATGAAATACCATTAAACTGATGCGCAAATTTATTTCTAATTCTTTGCAGATAAATAATGTTCGATTTTTCATTTTTTGATATTAATCCTAAATAATAAGCCATCTTTATTTTCGAATCAAAAGTTGCTAATACGCCACCAGTTTTGAATAAATCTTTTTCAACACTATCAGATTGAATAAGAGAAACCTTTAAAAGTTCGCTTAACAACAGATCTATTATAGATCCACACACCAAAACTAAACCTCTATCACTACTATTCTTAAGTTCTTTTTCAAACTCATTAAGAGCCTCTAAGTATTGATTATTTTTTGTAAAGCGTTCAAACAATTCATTTCCTAATTGATTTTCCATTTGATCACTCCTTCCCTACCACTTTACCACCTTTCGACAAAATTAAATATTTTCTTGTATATTTTTAGTTTACTATCCTTTGTATCAACTAATACGTGTTACCATTAATAACAAGAGCAACCATCCATCAGTTGCTCTTTCGTCAATTTCTTATGTTATTACTATAATTCATTTTTTCAAGAGTTTCGATTCACTTTAGTAGTGAACCTAAATGATACCTTCTCGTTCTACGAATTTGATTAACCGTACGATTTCAGCATGTTTCTTTTTAATATGGCTAGAACTATAACTAATTTCCTCAGCTATTTGTTCTAACGTCATGCCGTCCACATACTTCATTTTAAGTATTTGATTGTCCAACCCTCTGAACTTACTAATTAAATTTTTTAATTTATACATATCATTCATCTTATGCGCTAATTCGTATTCAATCGCTTCAATACGATATTCTACCTTTGCACCTTCCGATTCAGCAGTTAAGCGTACATCTTGCAAATCACCACTAATCCAGCGTTTCAATTCAGCTTCTGTTTGTTCTAAGTTGTATTCTAAATAAGCAATATCTTCTTCTAATTTCTGATAATCCTTTAGCCATCCGAACAATGATGATTCACCTACCTTTAATTGTTTATTTTTCTATTTTTTTACTGTAAAATGATAGAAAAGTAGAAAGGAGATTTTTAAATGGAAAATCCAGCATATAAATTACATAATCTTTTAGAAAAAGCCTACAAAGAGTGTGAAGCGTATGATTCTACTCCGAAATTTAGAAGTACTTGGGCTAAAGTATTTGAAATTAATCCAGATGACACTTCAGCTTTACTAACATCTGTAAACTCATTACTAAGTCTTTTTCTGACTACACAAGAATATATAAAGAATAACGATAAATTAAATAATGATAGGAACCTAAAATTCTTAAAGAGAATTGAACAATCTCTTTCCTCACTGAATATTGATGGTACTATGAGCACTTTCAAAAGTTACATGAACAGTGAAACATTAACTGCATTATCTTTTATAAGCGAGCATATGAGCTTCGTATATGATTTTCACGAAAGTGTTATTAATGCTGAAGAGATTGGTAATTTAGTCAGTGAAATTGATAAATTAGTTGAAAACATAACACTCTCTGATCTCCCAGAAGATATTAAATCATTATTATTCAAAAACTTGCATACAATAAGATCATCCTTAATTTCATATAAGATTTCTGGAATCGATGGTATGAAGACAGCATTAGAGCAAACAATTGGCTCATTATTTATGAATAATGAAGTTATTACACCTGTAGCTCAAGACGATAATGTTAAAGGTATTTTTAATATTATCGATAAAGTGAACTCAATTTTATCAACTGGTGTTGCAGCTAAAGATTTAATTGGGCCAATATTTAGCCTTTTACTCAAATAACTATAACTTTTAATTCATAGGGAAACGATGTATGTCGCTTCCCTTATTTCTCTCACCCAACTATACTTCAATATAAAATATTTAATGTGTTATAGATTCCTTATCATCAATACTTAATTGACCAGGAACAATATCAGCCGTTCCATCTGAGTTAACACTGTTTTCCATGCCTTGATGCGGTTCTTCATAGAATTCATCAATAGACATTTGTGAAGGTTCAAGAATGATAACAACATTTTCACCAGCAAATGGATAAAGCTTATTAATTTTGTCTTTCGTATCACCTTTTACATTGAGTTTAATAACTGTTTTCTTGTTATCACGTAGAATTGAAACGAATTCAGCTCCAATCGGTTCACCTTCACTTTCTTCCACAGAAAGAAGAACAATAGTACCTGGCATTTTTAATAATTCATCAGCATGTGGTAATTCATCACTTACTACATGGAACATTAAAACTTCCTTCTTATCATCCTTTTGCATTTTCTTGAATAAAACGTTCAATTTTACGTTTGCCATGTTTTTGACTCCTTTTATATTAGATTGATATTACAAGTGAACTTTTTCTTTTATTTCTGTACGTTTCTAGCCTTAGAAAGTCTTTCAGCGGCTTTCTGTCTTTGCTCTTCTGTCATAACTCGTAAATTCTTCATTGTTACTTGTTTTTCTTGAAGAACACCTCTAACAGCTATTAGTCTTCCATCCTCCGCTTCTAAGGTTTTTAACTCACATAAATTAGCTAGTTTTCTAATATGTTTCGGTACAGTAGAGTAAACACTCCACTGACCTGTACTATTGTCAAAAACCATTGTTGTTTCTTGTTCTTCACGAGAATATGCCATATCCATTCGACACCTTTCGACAAATTTTAGACGTTTGTATATCCCTTCAAGTTGAGCCAAAGATAATTCATAAAATTGCAATCCCTCTGGTGTCTTGTAATATCCCATTTCTATCAACTTGAATTTATAAAAATCTTTTTGTTGCTCTAATGTTAAATTCTGTTCAGCCATACACATCTTAGAACATCCCCGTTTTAAGATAATATTTCGCTTGGTAATAGAAATGATGGTATATCCAATTACCACTGAACTTTTTATCCAAATAAACAATTTCAAAATTGTATTTCGCTTTAAATGTATTGAGCCTTCCAAGTAATGCTAATGGATTGTATTTTGAACGATATTCACCTTTTATCATTTTTTCATAGCCACGAGGATCTTCCACATATAGGGTGAATGGAATGTCCTTCGAACGAATCAATTCATTTTCAAATGCCGTTTGTGTATCCTTTTGTAGATTTCCTGTAATTTCATCAATACTAGCTTTTCTTTCTACTCGACCATCTAAATAAATATCACGTGGTATTCCAAGCTCTTCATTTTTAGGAATCATGCATCCATAATCGCCAGTATCTAATTTTTGAAGTTTTACTGGTATATCCTTTTGATTTAAATAATCACGAATATGATCATTCACATTTTCACGGGTATCAATCACGATTGTGAGGGTTTTAAGGATTTTGTTTATTTCTGTATCTGTGTAATGAAAACGGATCATTCTCATGCTCCTTTCCTTGCATATATAACCGCACGTTCGTATATCTTTCTTGCCATTGCATTTGATTCATCATTTTCAAATTGGCGATAATCATCATAAATGTCTTTCCATCCGTTCTTAGCAAGTACAATCGTCCAATCATAGAACAGTTGTAATGAATCAGTATCAGCAAGTAACCAGTCATGTAACTTTTGATTGTGTTTCCAACCGGAAAACTGATAAAAAATTTTTAAAATCGTAACCTTTTCGTTGTTCGCATCCTTCCAGGACTTAAACCAGTCATCAATTCCTTTGAAGTTTTGTTCAGCATCTTGCATTACTTCCGCCGGAATTAAATTCTGTCTTGTTATTCCGATTCGACTATCACTTGGATCAAGATAGATATTTGCACCTGATTTCCAAATTGAACTTATGATTTCTAAAACTTGCAAATCTATCACCTCTGTTATCAAAAGTTACTTATAAGTGTTACTAAATAACATCGAAAATTAGCATGTGTTACTTTTTAGTAACACGCTTCAACCTTAGAGCCACAAGGTATTGAGTCACCCGTGTTACTAATGTTACCTATTTTGATCATTAAGGCTCCTAATAGAATATATATATATTTATTTATTTTTTATTTATATATATTTTTAGTAACAAAAGTAACAAAAAGAGTATAAAAAGTGTCTTTAACCCTTGATACATAAGGGTTTTAAGTTATTTTAAATGTGTTACTTTTAGTAACACTTTCGCTATTTTTATCGAAATTCAGTAACTTTTGCTGTGTAAAAGTATTTTTTCGCTCTATTAAAGTAACACCTTTGATAAAATACTTATTTCTATTACCACGTTCTCTCTTTAATCCTTGTGATTCTAAGATTCTATAAAACGCTCGATTTTTTAATTGATGTTCACCATTTCTAAAACACCAATTGGCATAAACTTCATATAATTCTTTTGCTTCAATTTGAACATCTTCTCTTTTAAAGCAACATTCAAACATAAACGGGCCAAGTATATCCATTTCCTCTTTGTAATCACCTGTTGCTTTCATAACAATTGCCGGATCATTAAGTCCCGACTGCTGCCACTTCAAGCAACCCTCAATCGCCCAATTTAGAATACCTGGCATTTCCAGGCTTAATTTCTCTGGTAACTTCTTATCACGTTTTTCTTTTGGAAGTTGCAAATTGAATGGCACTAAACGGATACGTCTCCAAATCCCTTCATCTACACCTTTGATTACTGGCTTATGGTTTGTAGTAAAGAAGACTTTGAACTCTGGTATAAATTCAAAATACTCTTGTCTAAGGAAACGTGCCAACACTGGCTCACCACCTGTTATTTGCTTTACAAAAGCTTCTGATAATTGTTCACCCTCTTCACTTTCTATTGCAGATACAAAGCGTGATCCTACTAATCTAGCGATGTCATTATTGGCACCAGTTTCTTTCTTCTTGATGAAAGTATCTGATTTCGCTTGTTTTCCGTATTCCCCCATGAGGTCCTTAATTGTATTAATAAAGGTTGATTTTCCGTTAGATCCACCACCAATCAAGAAGACCATTATTTGCTCTGTAATTTCTCCTGTTAGAGAATAACCAATCAATCGTTGCATGTACTCCACCAGTTCTTGATCACCTTGGAAAATTTGATCCAAGAAATTAAGCCATTCTGGACATTTCGTATTTTCATCAAATGCAATATTAGTAATTTTAGTTAAACCAAGTTCCCGATCATGTTGCTGCAGCTTCCCTGTTTTTAAATCAACAATGCCATTTTCAACATTGAACAAATATTTATGTCTATCAAAATCCTCACGTTCTCCTGGTACTAACGGCATTAAATCTTTAATGCTATTCATTCGGATATTTCTGCGCTCACACATCCGTGCCCATTTCATTTCAGATTCATCTTCTGACTTATAGAGACTGCGAAGTACTTTTGCTGTAATTCTTTCAATCTCTTTTTTCGTATCTAATTTCCATCGCTTTCCGTCCCATATAAACCAACCAATGTCGCTAACATATTTGATTACATGACCATATTCATATGCGATACGTTCAGCATTTCCAAGCTCTGTTAAACGGAATTTCTTTTTTGGCTTGTCCTCCACAACCTCTTTTGCATCTCCATTATGGAAATCAAAAGAGAATTCTTCGAATTGCTGTTTGTTGTCTAAAATAGTTGTGGAAGTTGATGAAATAGCGGTTGCTATCGTTCTCTCGCCATAAGTTTCATTCGTGTCTCTGAAATGAATAACATCCCATTTGTCACGCATAAGGCTTGTTTCACGAAACATCGAATCCATTCGAGTTGCCGATTTCCCTGTCCAAAATGCTAGATGATTACATAAAGCAAGATCACTTGCCGAATGATCATTATTGATTAAGCTGCCATTGTATAATGAACGAATTTCATCACCGTTCTTACTGCGAAACATTCTTTCCCATAAAGCATCATTTGAAATTTTAATTTCGTCTTTCTCAAATTCTGCTAAATTTACACGACCTTGAATGTCACTATCATCAAAATACTTTTCGAACACTTCAGCTAATTCATCCGTACGTTCATATACATCATTAGAATTTTCACGATTTCCGGTAAAGGTAAAAAAACGACCATATGAGTAAATTTCCAAACCATGTTTCGTATTTTTCCGTCCAGTACCTAAAACAGATTGTGGAAGATTCCCTTTGATAATGATGTGAATCCCTTTCCCCGATGGAGAAAACTCTGTGTAACTGTCTAAGGTATCAATAATTTCCGTAGCAAAAGCATTTGTCTTTTCATCTACAACACACTTATCAATATCAATTCCGATATAGTTATCCTGCCTACTAAACACAAACCCTATGCCATCATAGTCACCTTCTAAATAGAATTTGACTGCTGTTGCAAATGTCGACCAGGTGCTTCTATTGTTTGCTTGCGCCATTTCACCATCTACTTGACACGGTACTTTTGTTGGCTTATTATTTCGGGTTTCAAACCTCCACAAAATCCATTGAGGAAGGGCTTTTAACTCAGCAGGAATTTCATTAAAATTGAATGGATTTTCTTTCATTTTGCCCTCCAATTAGCTTTTTAGAGTATAAAAAAGAGAAGTCGGCAAAACCAACCTCTCTATTTAGTTATTTAGAATGGTAGATCTTCATCACCAACAGTAACAGGTGCGCTTGTTTGCATTGGTGGGTTCGCCTTTGAAACCCTATAACTTGATACTTTCGGAAATACACGCCCATCGTCTTTTTTATCATGCGTTATATAGACACTTAAATATTTATTAAAAACATCTTTTGCCATTTGTGCAGGGCTTTGTGGGTTGTAATTTTCAGGCATACCACAAGCTAATAAGAATGATTTAGCAATACCTCTAGCTGTCGGATGTTCAAAAGTAAATGTTGTATATTGGACTTTTTGACCTTGATGATCTTGGGGAACATCTGAACGGATTTCAAAATCCACTGTTAATTTAGCTTTTCCTCCTTGTGTTAAACCCTCAACAGCATTTAATACAACCACTTCATAATTCCCAACTTCGATTAATGAAAAACCTCTTACTTCTTCTACTTCATCCATTTTGAAAAATGACATTATAATCTCTCCCTTTTATTTGTTTGTATTTAATTTGTGGATGACACTATTAATTCTTCTTGTACACAACCTTGACGTGCATCTAAATGATTCTTGGCATAAACACTTTGGTCACCTTCTAAGATGAACCCTCGTGTACCATCTGCTTTTTTGACTAATCGTCCAACAACATGAACGATTCCCATAATGTGATTAACGATTTTATCCCGGATATCTGGAATGAATTGTGTATATTGCTGACCATCATCATGAATGATAGTTCTTGTTGTCTCCCAAGCTGTGAAAATAACATTTGCATCTAATGAATTAAATGTTTCTACCAACTTTAAAAGATGGTTATCTAGTAAAGCGTAGTCCTTTAATTCCGGCATACCGCTTTTTGTCTTTTCACCTTTTTTAAGCAACCATAACTTTTGGTAATGTGTTAAGTTATCGACAAAGATATTGTCGTATTTTCCATTGTTTGCTTTTGCGAGTGCGTAAAACTGTAGGATGCTATCATGTGGGTTCTCACCATCAATTTTAGCTACATCTACATTGTCGTAACCAGATAACACTTGGCTTGTCCCATCGATATCAAACACCAATGTTTTTCCTGGTAATAATCCAGCAACCGTTGTTTTTCCGTTACCTGGTTTTGAATAGGCAATTATTTTTGCTTTTTTACTTTTCGTAATTTGAGCACCGTTTGTGATTTCCATTTCATTTATACCTCCACACTATAAGAAATAGACTCAGGTTTAACCGTCACCCCTGGAACAATTTGTCCATCCTCATCCACAATTACTTTTTCACCGCTGATTTCCACAATCTTTATTTTCTTCTTGAAATCAGCCCATTTGACTTCTGTTTTTAAGCAATCATCCATTTCGTTTTCGATAGCATATTGAAGTACCTGGGCTTTATCTTTTTGCTCTGGTGCTTCACTACTCTTACGAGTTTTTGATTTACCGTAAGGCGTACTAATTGTTTTCTGCTTTGGATCCGCTGCAAGTTGTTCCGCATGATAACGTTGGATATGACTTTCAAAGAATGCAATACTATTGTGGATGGGCTTCAATTCGCTTTGCTCCCATTGTGTAATGCGATCACGTTCAACATTTGCTAGCGTTGTAACTTTCTTTTCTTCCGCTTTAAGAGCAGTTAATTTACGGAATGCCCAGTTAAGGCTTTCCAAATCACTAATTTCAAATTGTGATTGCTCCGCTACTTGTAATTCATCAACTTCCGCTAATTCAATTGCTTGTAATGAGTTCATCGATATTACCTCCAAATATTTTTTTTATTTCTTCTTCAGTGTGAAGAGTAAAATATGTTAAACCATTTTTCGTAAAAGTAGCTTCAAAAGGATATTCATCACAATTACGCTGGACTATTTCAAGGCTCCCTTTTTCGTTCAGGAGTTTTTCAAATAGCTGATACTTTACATGTATTCGATTGTGATAGACACCTAAAATGCCACTGTCCTGTGCTAAACGTATAGCTTGTACACTTTCCTCAATTACTTTAATCATTTTGTACCACTTCATAATCCACAGTTTTTCTAACGAATACACCACCATATTGGAAAGATAATTCCTTCGCTGTATCGTAATCAAATTCCGTAGCATCATTTATATTTTTAGAGAAGTTTGTAATAAACAGACCATTAGCGACAAACAATTTCCCTACCATTACCAAATATGAAGTTTTCACTTCTAATTGTTCATTCATTCCAATCACTCCTTTACTTAATGGAATTTGATGTTATAATGACTTTGAATATTTTTTACTTAAATCACCTGTTGGCGCAGGTGGTTTTTTTATTGTGCTTGAAAGCAATCAATACTGTAATGCTGAATTAAGTAGGATTTTAAATTTTCTTCGAGTACGATATGTTCACCGAACACAAAGTACGTTTCACCACTTAAAATTTCATCACCAAACACATCTTCAATTGGGTGATCAGCTACCTTTTTCATTTAACTCACCTCCCCTCGAGTAGAAACCTTACGGTTCATTTCATATAACTTGCGTTTTGCTTCTAATTCCATTGCTAGTAATAACGCTGGACTATCCATCGCTTCAGCACATTTTTTTCTTACTTCAGCTACTTTCATTAATTTAGTTGCGGATAATACTCCGTTCATGATTTTTCACCTCCCTTAATTATTTTCGATAAATAACGACTTCATTTTTCGACATTTTACGAACAAAAAAATAAGGCTCTTATTTATCAATGTATTGGCTGTTCCCTTATCCACATCAGTAAAAAACATTCGGTTTCTACTGCTGGAAAGTACCATTTCCCACCTATTTTGTATTTCGGAAAACGCTCATCATAAAAGAACTTTTCTTTAATAGTGTTTTCACTCATACTTGCTTGTTTACACAGTTCTTTCATATCCCATAAAGTTTTTCTATGTTCAATTTGATCTAGCCGTTTTCGCAATTCATTTAAAAAAATTTGTTCAACCATTTGTTTATCCACATTAATATTAAGCATCCTGTTCACCTTCCTTTTAAAAGATAAATATTTAGTAGCCGAATATAACAACTTAGAAAACCTCTATATTTTCGACAACATTTTTCGGCAATTTGTTTTGAAAAAAAGTGAAGATTTCTCCTCTTTAATTAAGTACCTTTAAACGGTAGTTTTGTTCAAAAAAAAATCATCATCATACTTCCCATCATTTATAATTGGTAAGCGAATGTAATCAGACGGTATTTTATATACAATAGATGCTTTTTGCAAAACATGACCTGGAATAGCTGTTATCCCCTGTTCATAATTACGTAGAGTTTTTCCCGAAACATCAAGAAAAACAGCCGCTTCATCTTGTTTTAATCCTGCGTTTACCCTAGCAGCTTTTAGTGTTATCTGAAACATTTCGTTACCTCCTTTCGATAATTTCTAAACTCAATATACTACCTTTAAACGGTATAGTCAATACAAAAAAGTATAGAAAGTACTTTTTAACGGTATATTTACACTTTACACAACTACCGAAAAACGGTAAAATGTTATTAGAAAGTGAGGTGAAACATAGAAATGGACGCACAAAAAATGAAAGAAATTTTTGCAAGTAACTTAAAAAAATATTTAGATCGTAATGGGATTAATCAAACTTATCTAGCTAACAGTATACATGTACCTGAGACAACCGTATCAAACTGGATTAAAGCCAATACTTATCCAAGGCCAGATAAAATACAATTGCTAGCTGATTACTTTAAAATTAATCGTTCTGATTTAACCGAGGAAAAACCGTCTAATTTATATGAAGCTTCTATTCGACCAGTAAAGGTACCCATATTAGGAAAGATAGCATGTGGATTACCTATATACGCTGAAGAAAATTTTGAGGGTTTCCGTTATGAAACGTCTGATATTTTACCGCGAGGTGAAGTATATTATTTGGAAGCCAAGGGCAATTCAATGGAGCCAACTATTCCTAATGGATCTTTTGTGTTAATTCGAAAACAAGATGATGTGGAGAACGGAGAAATAGCAGCTGTTTTGATTAACGGAGATACTGAAGCAACTTTAAAGAGGGTTAAAAAGCAAGGTGATGTTGTAATCTTAATGCCTGACAATTCTTCATATGAACCGATAGTTCTTACATCAAATGTACCAGCCCGAATAATCGGAAAAGCAATTCGTTTTACAAGAGACCTATAAATTTCTAGCGCTAGCAATTTAACATCCAAGAGTAGGCGACGGTCTACTCTTTTTAAACAAAAGAAGAAAGGTGTTTTTAATATGGCAACCTTCCATAAATACAAAAAGAAGGGATTCAATAAAGACTTTTGGGAATACCGCATCTATTACCAGGATCCAATCACACGGAAAAATAAAGAGAAATCCAAAAAAGGATTTCCGAATAAAGCAGAAGCAAAATTAGCTGCAGAAGAAATGGAAAGACAGCTACGTGAAGGTCATATTCCAACTGATGAATCTTTGAAGTCGTATCTTGAAACATGGTTGAATGAATATAAAAAAGGAACAGTGGCAAAGAATACATTTTCACTACACCAAAACAGTGTTAAAAACCACATTATTCCTTATTTCAATAACATTCTTTTAAAAGATGTTAAACCTGTTCTATACCAAAAATTTATTAATAATTTAACTGAAAAGGGTTATAGTAGACGGACTGTTGAAATTGTTCATGGAACAATGTATAACGCTATGAAGAAAGCAATAATTCTAGAAAAGATTTCAAAGAACCCTTGTGATGGAGTTGAAATAAAAATCAAAAAGAAGAATCCAGAAATACAGTTTATAGAATCAGAACTCATTTCTAGATTTTTACAAGAAGCTTATAAATATGATTATATCTACTGGATATTCTATAAAACATTAATTGAGACTGGAATGCGTAAAGGAGAAGCTGCTGCATTACAATGGACTGATGTGAACTTAAAAGAAAAAACTATCAATATTAACAAGTCGTTAGATTTTCGTGAAGCAACTAAGAATCCAAATATAATGTTTGGGGACACAAAAAACTATAATTCAAAGCGAACTATAACTATTAGTGAAGGTCTTGCAAATGACCTACATTTTCATCAGAAATACCAAAACCAGAATAAGCTAGCTTTAAATGACAATTATAACTTTGATTTAAATTTAGTTCTCTGCAGAAATGATGGTAACTATATGCCAAAGTCGAGCCTTTTTAATTCATTCTCTAGAATTTTAAAGAAAGCGAATCTGCCACCTTTACCAATTCATTCATTAAGACATACACACGCAGTACTTCAACTTGAAGCTGGTGTCAGCATGAAATATTTACAAGAACGTCTTGGACATGGTAGTATGCAAATTACATCTGATGTTTATTCACACATCAGTAAAAAATTAGATAAAGAAGCAATGAATAAATTCGAGGAACACATGAGAAATGTCCTTGAATAA